ATCCCATCATCACCTCTTTCATGTCCAATGACACGTTCCAATCGTTTTTCGTTACGAAAGTCTCCTACTCTTTGATTATTTCTACCAGGGCAAGGCTCTAGTTCAATATCCTTTTCTTTTGGTATTTCTGGTATCTCTGGAGTCGTTGTTTCTGGTAAGGGTGGGGGTTCATTATTAACAGGAACTTCTTCTGTAATGACCAGATTCTCAGGTGTATAGTCAAGAGGAATGAAACTAGGAAATGGTACATCACACGTTGTATATACTCCATTAGGATCATCTAATAACAAATTACGATTACCTGTGTTTTTTATATCACGATGCTGATAAGTACAACCAGGGACATCTATATCAGGTGGTTTTGCTATTTCTATGTAATGCGGACTATAAATTTCTGGAACGTCTGGAACATATATCTCAGGAATATTTATATCAGGTATCTCCATCTTTTACATCTCCAATAGAAATAGACCAACCATCTTCTCCAAATGTACCTTTTTCTATAATTTTTGGTTTTTTTACCTTTTTATTCATTTCTTCGTGATACTTCTTTATGTCATTATCTAGTTCTAAATTAAATCTTTGCATCCGTAACCAAGTAATTACTTTATCAACGTAATATTTTATTAGTTTTTTTACAAAACCAAAGATCATTAGTCGTAAGCATCTCTTCTTTTATAGACTTCTACATATGAATCGCATTTAGGACAGGAAAAATTACTGACCATTGAATACTCCTGATACATAACAGGTTGAAAATCCTCTTCTATATCAGCATCAGCACCCCAAATTAATTCTGTTTTACAATGCCAGCAGTTCATATTTGTGATTCACCCATTGTTGGTGGTATTGGTAAAGATGGGCCAGTAAGATCAGGTAAGCCTTTCTCTAATACCTTTGGCATCATTCCTTGAACATTTCCAAGAATCTCGTTCATAACTCTTGATTTAAACTGTTCTGATGTTACATATTTGTATCCAAGGTACGCTCCACCACTCATGGAAGCTACCATTATGAATGAGATGATACTCAAAACCTGACAGATCCGATTTAGCATAGAAAAATGATTAAATTTGCAATTTTAAAAGCACTATCTTTTACAAGTGTGCTTGTATTACTGCTTATTGTAGCCCTATCTCCTCTCTACGTCACTATGGGGTTAATGACAAGACAAATGCACGAAAAGGTTAATTAATCAGCAGCTTCGGCTGTATTTCCCTCTGCTACCCAAGCAAGGTACTCTTGGTAATCGGTGTTTGCTTCGTCTATTGGTATATAAAGTGTTGAATTTTCTAATTGTTTTTTTACACCATCTAAACTGCCTGTTAAAGGGCTGTTGTAAAGTTTGTAAATTGGGTTTGTAGGGTATGCCATAATTAAAGTTCTGCTGACCAATGTACTCTTGTAGAGGCATTATTACCCCTTATCATACACGCATTGCCTGCTGTTCCACTTACAGAAGCGTTCATAGCAGCGATTTTAGTAGATGTTATTCCATCTCTAGATAAAGTTTGAAAAGTAGTACCACCACCATTTTCATATTTTAAAAAATGTTGACTACCATCACTAACTTCTAAAGATGGTGCAATTCTCATTTCGACAGGAAAAGGTACAGAGAAAAATGGATTAGAACTGCTATACATAGTTGCATTTTCACAAAGAGCAAGCGTACCATCAAGCATTGCATAAAAATATCTTTGACATAAAGCAAGCTCCTGACCAAATGACCTATACTCAAAATCTGTTGCCACGCTGCCTACTTCTAATTGAACTCCTGTGATATGAAATGAGTTATTAACAGCACTTGCAAAATTAACTTGATTTGATGTTGCTAATTCTGTGGTAGTAAGTAATGTATCAGCAGCACCTTGATTATCAGTACCCGAAGATAAACACCATTGCACTCTAACATCATTCCAAGTGCCATCTGTAATTGCAGGAAATGTGATTGTTTTCTTTTCCCATGTTGCCTGTGATGAAATTGTAAATTCTTTTAAGAAAGTTCTGTTGAAAGTTCCTTGATTAACAAGACCAACGGTATATGTTCCTATTTTGTTTGAATAAACATGAAAACTTAAAGTTAAAGGTTTTGCTGCACTTGTACCTAAATTAGCTTGTTGTATATTTTGACCTTCTACGATTTGATAGAAAAAAGCATAATTATTATTGGCAATAGAAGTATCAGCAATAGCAGTATTAATTTTTAAAGCATGACTAAAACCATCTGGAACAGGGTTGGTTGTTTGTTGATAAGTAAAATTATTACCACCATCTAATTTGTCAAAAACGCCAAATCTATCAACAGAGTAAAAGCTAGTATTATCTGGAACAATAGTTTCAGTAGTTCCTTTTCTTTGTGAGATAGTCATTCCCCCGTTAATTATTATATTTCTATTACTTAGGTTATTAGTAATATTGGCAGTACACGTTCCATCAGTATTATTGATGGTTAGTGCAGCCGTTGTTGCTGCAACTCCTTTTATCGAATTTACTTTGATTTCACTCATGGTTTTGGATATTTGTCTTTGATAGCTTTGATCTTAGTTTTCCAACCAGCTACACCATTATGATAAATGTCATCAAGCTGATCTTCAATGCTTGGATACTCTTTTGCTCTATTTCTTGAATATTCAAGTGCTGCATATTCAGCATCTATTGTGGCTCGTGCAGCGTCAATATCAGATTGAACAAGAGTAATTGGAGTTCCATCTTCTTTAAATGCTCCACCAGTAAAGTCATCTACACAAGTAGCTTCTGGGTAAGCTCTCATAATTGCATCATGATCTAAATTTGCCATTATGCTCCCACCTCAAAAAGTGTTTGTGTTGAAACTACTTTCGGGTAATATGCCACGTTTGAGTTAGTACTCATGTAATTAATATAAGCTGTAGAACCACCCTCCTGACTAAAATAAACTTGATAAGTCAAGGTGTCGCCCAAAGTATAAGAGGGTGTATCTAAATAAGTTCCACTCATAGTATTTGGTACGTTTACTGCATAAGCTCTTACTGATTTAAAGGCTTTTGCTTGAGTAGTAGTTGGAGCATTATTTCCTGTTGCTCCGCTTATTACAGACCCACCTCGATACAAATATATATAACTGGTAAACCCATCTTGTGAAATACTGCAATTAACATCGACATCTATAAAAATTTTACTATTTGCAGCGATTGGTTGTATTGTTCTTGTCATTCCAGAAATTATTGTTGGAGTCTCGCTATTAAAAGTAGTTTGATCTTGATATGTGGTGGAAACAACTTGTAAAATTTTTCCTAATCCAGTACTTTGATTTGTCAGTAGCGTTCCGTCTGCAATATCGGGTAAAGATATAACTCTGTTATTACTAGATGATGATGGTGCTTGTATGCTAACTGACCCACCACCTGAAGCTGCGTTTAGTTTAATCTTTGCTGTCATTTATCCAGCCTCCAAAGCAGCTACCCTTGCTGTAAGGGCTGTTAAATCTGCTTGCATTTGAGTTTTTTCTGCTTCTAATGTTTCTATTCTAGCCATAGCTTCCTGTAGTGCTTTTACTGCTTTCATATGTAAAACAGAATATTTAACACCTTTAACTTTTTCGCCTGACTCAAGTTTTGGGTTTTTGTATCTTTCAGCAACAAGTCCGGGACTTACTTTTTCTACTTCTTGTGCAACAACACCAATTTGTAAAACACCTGTAGGATTATCTTTAAATCTAAATTTTCTGACTCTAATATTTTTTATGTCATCCCATTGTGAAGCAGCGTCTACAATATCTTGCTTTAGAGTCTCGTCAGACACTTGACCATAACTTCCATTAGTATTCAATATATCTCCATCACCATGAATTAAACATTCCCCTTGTGACCCATAAAAGATTCCTGAAACACTTGCACCTGTAACATTTCTTGATGTGTAAAAACCACCTAATGCAATGACAGTTCCATAATTACTTGTATTTATTGTGTCATCACTTCTACTAAATATCATTCCATATTGGTACACACGACATCTTTCTGCTGAACCTGTCAAAAAACGCATGACATCACCATTATGAATATATTGAACTGAACCTCTGAATTTATCATCAGCACTGCCAGTACCATCTGAAAAAACTAATGATGTATTACTAGCTGTATTTGTTGTTGCAATCGTTATTCCTGTATTTCCTGTACCCTTTACAACTAAATTATCAGCAGCTCCATCATAATCTGTAGGTGAAGTTGATCCTAAGCCTACGTTTCCAGCAGAATCAACTGTGGCCCTAGTTGTTCCGTTTGTATTTATATTGACAGTATCAGTGCCAAAATTTATTCCTGTATTACTATCTGTTCCTGTTAATGCTGGTGCGGAAGCTGACCCATCAACCCCAGAAATACCAGTAGTGCCGTTAATGTTTAAAGCCATAATTAAAGAATAACAAGGATTGCACCAGATGGCACAGTTACAGTTACACCCGAATTTATTGTAGGGCTAACTGTATGTGCGTTTTTATTAGCAGTTAAAGTGTAATTCGTTGTAACAGCTTGGTCACTCTCGAAAAATACCTGATCTGTGCCACCTCCAGTAGCTCCAGCACCTCCACCTAGCTCTCCCCAACCTGTATTTTTATATCCTTCAAATCTATTTTGATCTGAGTTATATCTAAACTGTCCTATTGCTGCTGCTGGTGCTCCAGACTGCCCAGGCTGTTGTGCATCAGTACCAACAGGAATTTTTAAAAATCCAGTAGATGACATCGTCACATCGCCTGTCATCGTTGGACTTGCTGCTACAACATGACCTAAATTATCTAAACTGATATTTCCTATCGTTACATATGCGTTATTTGCTGCGTTTCTTATCTTGAATAATGAACTTCCTGTATCAATGTGTGGCTGAAAAGCTGAGTTTATTGATGGATCGCCAGAACCGCTATTTAAAGAGTTGATAGCAGCAGTAATTTGATTTAATTTTGTTCTTACGGCGGCTCCCGTTCCATTGTCAATTACATAGCCTGCCCCACCTGTGTTATCGACTCTAGCCATTTAGAAAAGCAACATTGATCTTATTATACTATCCTTTTCCAAAACCAACAGCCGTAAATGTAAATTGCTTACTTATAGAAGCATTTGATGAATTTTTAAAATGTATTTGGAAATTACTTGCAGTAATATTCGATATTTCAAAGAAATCACCAGAAGCTAAGTTTTGAGCAGTGACATTAACTGTTGGTAAATGTTGATTAAGATTTCCAAGTGCTGACGTTCCAACAAAGAATGGAGAAGTAAATGGAACTGTAGTTACTCCTGCTGATGAAGTTATAGTTTGACCAGTTCCCTGATCTATTCTTTTTTCTAATTTTGCTGAATAACCTAACTGAAATACTCTAATATCTTGTGCTGGATCATTACTGGTAAGAACTGTTCTAAATTGAAAACCTCTTGCTTTGAACATACCACTTGTAAAGTTTTGAAAGTCGCTGTATGTAGGAGAACCAGAAGGATCATCCTGTGTGGTGCGTACAAATAGTTGAGCATCTACATCATTAGCATCCGTTCCATCAAAATCTGTCCAAGTATCTAAGTTTGCAGTCCTTGAATCAAATAAGTCTGCTGGATAAAAACCTTCTGTTTTGAAATGTCTTACTAAATCAAGACTAAATACTGCACCTAAATCCAAAGTAGAAGCAAAGTCATAAGTGCCTGATGGAGATATTCCTCCAACATCGTCTAATGATCCTTCAGCATCAAAATCAGCGATAGCATCAAACTGTCCTGCACCAGTTAAGTTAAGCGAATTTGTCGTGGCATCAAAAGCTGTATTAACTTTAACACCTTGGAACTTAGGATTATCTAAATCTTCTCTTCTTGTTTGGACAAGTAAATCATCTGTAACTTCTGGAATATTTACAACAACACTAGCTTCTCCTGCACTAAACCTACCTCCGTCATCTTGAAATTTAAGAATGTATTCTCCAGTAATAGCAGGAACTACCGCTTCAGTTGAGTTACCTGGAGCAGCTTCTATTAAATCAACAGCATTTTCAAAACTACCAGAGCCATCAGTTGCCGAACTATCATGTCTTATATAGACTAAACCACCATGAGTAACGTCAATATCTGTTGATCTACTCCATTTCAAACGAATCAGTTTATTATTTATAGGTTCAGCAGTAAGTCCTGTCATATCTGCTGGAATTGCAGTTTTTCCTGCAAAATCTCTTGTTAATGTAGCTGGTTCTGCTGATGCTTCTAATGCTGCATTTAAGCTAAATACTCTAAATTCATAAGTGCCTTCACTGGCATCAAATATTGTAAAATCTGTTCCTGTAACAGTAGTGCTGACAAAGTTTCCATTGTCTTTTCTATACTGAACTCTATATTGGCTAACACCTTGAACAGCCTCATAATCAAGAATAATTTTTACTTTTGCTTTCTGATTTTCAACATAAAATTGTTGAGTAGCAGTTAAATCAGTAGGAGCATCTTTTAGTGCATTTAATATCGTTACATTTCTAACAGGTAAAGGAGATCCATCTTCAATAAATGCAAACTTCCCTGAGTTGTAAGCCGTTCCAATAATTGCATAATTATCTTTATCTTCAGTTACGCTAACCACCCTCCATTGAGTAGTTTGCAAAGTGGTATTACTTAAAATCCAAACACTATTTGCATTTGGAGCAGATGAAAAAGCGGAAGATACTGTAATAACAGCACCAGAAATACCACTTACAGGTTTTGTTTCTACCGATCCATCAGACAGGATAACGCTGAGTGTTGGATTGTTTGTTGCATCTAAATCTGTATCTTCAGTGTTATCTACTGTGACAGTTGTCGTTGTTGCTGATTTTATTCTACCTCCCCTTCTTAGTCCTGCTCTAACTGGATCGCTAACTTCAATAACTTGCCCTGGTCTTACAACAACTCCCTCTGATAAACCAGTAGTAAAATTAATTGTTTCAGTAGAATTTTGCTCTTCAAATAGCAAAAATCTACCTAATCTTGCAGCTTGACCCCTTGAACTACATCCAAATCCTGTAATTTTCTTGTGTAAGACACCATATTTAGCTTTTGCAGAGGCATCTTCTACAGTTTCAAAGTCTAATTCTTGGTTATCCATGTCAAAATATGACACAGAAACTACTGTTGCTCTTGTCTTAAGACTCGTACCAGAATATCCAAATCCTGCTGATGTTACGTTTGATAGATTAAACAAATAGCTAGGATCTGTAGGTCTATCCTGTGAAATTGTAAGAGAACCAGCAGTCCAAAAACTTATTGATCTCATTACAGAAGTAAGAGAATTTACAACTTCATAAGCATCCTGTCTTGCTTGCAAAATAGTATTGCAACTAAATCTAGGTTCTTGTCCTCCTGCACCATCATCTACCAACTCTGAACAATAAACAGAAGCACTATAAAAAGCATATTTATCTAGTTGAGCTTCAGTAATATGATCTCCTAATCCATATCTGACATTTGTTAAAAGATCAAATAGTATCCAAGCTGGATCTGAGCACCAAACCTTAGTTGTAGTAAGCGTTCCATTAAATGTTCCTGTGTAAGTTATTCTTCCTGTTGCAGCTTCTACAGTTCCGTTATGAGGTATTTTTATTTTTACCCCGCGAACTTTATACATTCGTCTTGGAACAGATGAAAACTGTTCAGAATCAAATCTTAAAGCTAAATGAGCAATATCAGGATAAGGTCTTTGCTCATCAATAATTTCAGTAAAAGATTGAAAGAAAAATTCATCTCTTAATCTATTTGGATCAGTAGCATCAGCAGTTACTCTTGCTACTTGAACTGTTATTGGATAATTAAGACTACTGGGTAGGTCAATTCGATAATCTCTGTTATAGGCAGATGAAGTTCTTCCTGTTACTGTGTCAGATATTGGAGTGCTTGTCGTTCCATTATTTTGAATAATTTTTATCGTTAACTCTACTGTTGCACCATTAACATCTCCGTTGGTTTCAAATGTCTGTAAACCATTAAAACGGAGAGTAACTCTAACAGCATTGATATTAGAGTTTGTTATCTGTCTTGATATTGGAGTTCCATTTTCTACTTTTGATCCGACATTAGTTTCAGATTCAATATTGGCAATACCAGAAATAAATGTTTGATTTGACGTACCAAATCTAGGCTCAAACTCTACGTCTTGGAAATTAAAATCGGTAGCTTGAGTATTTGTTGGATCGGCACTAGCTCTTAATACTGGAGTTTTACCTAAAAATACATCTTTTAATGCTGCTGTATTGTAATTGGCTGTGCCTTTTGTAAATGCTGCTGCTGATGGAAAACCTTCTATTTCACCTTCACTAAGAACATCAACAATAGTCGCAAATTGTTTACTCGATAGGGCATCAGAGGGTAGCGAGGAATCTACTACTACATCATCTTCAGAACGATTAACAATTCCCATTTACGCTGTACCTTTTATCTGTACTGTATCAATTCCTGCTGATACTACTAGAGAACCAGCAAAAATTTCTCCATAAATCACAGGTATTGCTGTTCCTGCTCTTGACGTATTCTGCACTCCACTAAATGAAAAGTTCTGAGATTGTGGATCTTCTGAAACTCCAGGAGGTTGTGGAACAGGAGTAAGCATCTGTGCTGCTCCAGATAATGCTAAATAGATACCAAAATTTCCTGCTGCTGCCGTTAAAGCAGAACCAAGAGTAGCTGCTGTTTTGCCAAAACCTAACGCTCCACCAACTCCGAAACCAGCACCTCCTGATACTGCTGCAAAAGTAATTAAAGCTGCTCCTGCTAATATCCTTGTAAATCCTCTTGAACCTGTTGCTACTGGTACTATTTTTACTTCCTGTTGACCTATTGGATTAAATAATTCTGTCTCATCTATCTCATCTTTACCAACCTTGATACAGTAATTTTGTTCCATCATGTGTCGTTCCAAATGAGGAAAGTTTGCTAACAAAAACTTAAAAGCATGGAGTGGAGTTGATATTTCAGCTTCAAAACTACGCTCTCCAAGAAATCGAGCTAATCTTCCGTAAACTTTAATTTTACTGAGCATAGCGATACCTCTTCTTTGTCCATTCTA